ATACTCCTGGAACACCAATACTAGGTAATAGTGACAAAGCACCTCCAGTAGCTGAGAAGACCATCGTAATGGATGATCTATTAATCAGCTCTGCATTCGTGTATGACCTAGACGAGACACTCGCTCACTATGAATTAAGAGGAGAAATATCTAAGAAGATTGGATATGCTCTTGCTGAAAAATATGACAGACTTATCTTCCGTTCTATAACACGTGGAGCTAGATCTGCATCTCCAGTTTCTGCTACAAACTTTGTAGAACCTGGCGGAACTCAGATCAGAGTTGGATCTACAACTAATGATTCTGATGCTTATAACGCTGGCAACTTAGTAAATGCATTCTATGATGCTGCTGCTGCAATGGACGAGAAAGGAGTTAGTTCTTCTGGACGTTGCGCTGTACTAAACCCACGTCAATACTATGCACTTATCCAAGACATTGGTAATAACGGTCTAGTAAACAGAGACGTTCAGGGTACTTCCTTACAAGGTGGTAATGGCGTTATTGAGATCGCTGGAATCCACATCTATAAGTCAATGAATATTCCTTTCCTTGGCAAGTATGGTGTTGCTTACGGCGGAACAACAGGTGAGACTTCTCCTGGAAATCTTGGTTCTTTCATTGGACCTACACCTGAAAATGCTAACGCTACTGGCGGAGTTAACAATGACTATGGTACTAACTCTGAGTTAGGTGCTAAGTCTTGTGGACTTATCTTCCAAAAGGAAGCTGCTGGTGTTGTTGAAGCAATCGGACCACAGGTTCAAGTAACAAACGGAGACGTTTCTGTAATCTACCAAGGTGATGTGATCTTAGGTCGCATGGCTATGGGTGCAGATTACCTAAACCCAGCTGCTGCTGTTGAACTATATGTTGGTGCTTCTGCTCCTTCTGCATTCTAAATTTATATATTTTACGGGGTCTTCGGACCCCTTTTTTTTTTATCTATGGCTACCACAACAATTGACACCGATACCGAACTATCCGCAGTGAACTCAATACTGGGAGCTATCGGTCAATCACCAGTAACAACACTAAACTTTCAGAATCCTGAAATCGGATTACTGTATAACATTTTGACTGAGGTCAACAAAGATGTACAGAACGAGGGTTGGATTTTTAATATCGAAAAACATGTAAAGACTTCTCCAGATTCAACAACTAAATACATAGCTATTCCTAACAATATTCTTAGGTACGATTTGTCAGATGGACAAACATTTAGAACACAGGATTTAGTTAGAAGAACTTTAAATGGTACAGAGTATTTATATGACACAGTAAATCATACGTATGAGTTTGATGATGATGTTGATTTAGATATTGTTTACCTATGGGAATATGACAATCTTCCTAGTGTATTTAAAAGATACATAGTATCTAGAGCATCAGTCAGAGCCGCTACACAGCTTGTTAATAATCCACAGTTAGTTCAATTACTTCAACAACAAGAAGGTATGAACAGAGCTAGTTGTATGGAATATGAATGTAACCAAGGAGATCATTCCTATTTTGGTTTAGGTCACGAACAAACTTACAGCGCATATCAACCTTTCAAAGCATTGCAACGCTAATGGCAGCTATCACACAAAAAGTAAATTCGGTTAATGGTGGTATTTCTCAGCAACCTGACGAATTAAAAATTCCAGGACAAGTTGTTTCTGCTAAGAATGTATTCCCTGATGTAACTCACGGATTACAGAAACGTGCTGGAAGTAAATTACTGGGAGTATTAAACTCAGTAACTAACGGAAAATGGTTTAGTTACTACAGAGATGAGAACGAACAATACATAGGTCAGATCAGTAGAACAGGCAGTGTCAAGATGTGGCGATGTACTGACGGTCAAGAAATAACTGTAACTCCTGATAGTAGTGTTGCCTCTGCATTATCTACATATTTAACACACAGTTCGGATGATGATATACAGACCTTAACTCTGAACGATACTACTTTTATAAACAACAGAACTATTGCAACTGGTATGACTAATACCATTGAACCAGTTCAACCTCATCAAGCATTTGTAGAATTAAAACAGGTAAAATATGCCAGTCAATATTCTGTAGATATATTTAATAGCACTGCAACTAATGCAAGAACTAATGTCACTACAGCTACAAAGCTTGGTGTTACTTATACGTTAGGTACTAGCACAAATAATGTACAAACAGAAGGTACATGTGACAGTGTAGGTACTCAAGTATTTACTGTTAATGCTAGTGACAGTAATTCTTATGAAAGTCTTCTTGATAAAGATGGCAATAGTTTTTCAAATAGAGGGAAAAATTTATACTTTAGAATTACTGCAACTGGTCAACCTACTACAACAGGAGGAGGAAGTCCTACATATGTTTGTCGCTATCAAGTAAAAGTAGATTTACTACATGGTGGAGAAGGTTGGGAAACAGGTGACATTGTTAAAGTAAGAATGACAAATGCTACTCACTCTACTGATTATAATATTAAGATTGAAGAAGCTAGTACTGGTTCTGTATCAGCTAATTTAAGTTTAGTCAGACCTTCACCTACACCATTTGATGGAGAGACTGCTGTTACAGCAGACAGTATCTTAGGACAATTAGCATCAGAAATAATAAACCCTGCTAATTCACTTGTGGATACCAGTTCAACAGGATTCACGATTGAACAAATAGGTAATGGTTTATATATAAAACGAACTGACGCAGCCTTTAATATAGCTACTGGAAATACTGAGATATTAAATGTCCTTACTTCAGAGGTTCAAGATGTTGCTGACTTACCTAACCAATGTAAAAACGGATATGTAGTAAAGATTAGGAATAGTGCTATTGACGAGGATGATTATTATGCAAAATTCTTTGCTAACAACGGCTTAAGTGGAGAAGGTGTATGGGAAGAATGTGCTAAACCTAGCAGATTAATTGAGATGAATAAGGCAACTTTGCCTATTCAATTACAAAGACAAGCAAACGGTACTTTCACTTTATCTCAAATTGATTATGAGAACTGTCTTGTTGGAGATCAGTTAACAGCTCCCAAACCAAGCTTTATATCTACAACTGCCGGATCAGATACAGATACCATAACAACTACAAGGTATATAAATAAGATGATCTTCTTTAGAAACCGCTTAGTTTTTCTAAGTGATGAGAATGTCATCATGTCTAGTCCTGGAGACTTTTTTAACTTCTGGCCGAAGTCTGCAATAGCTGCCTCAGTTGAAGATCTTATTGATATATCGTGTAGTTCTGAATACCCAGCTGTTGTTTACGATGGTATACAAGTCAATACAGGTTTAGTTCTATTCACTAAAAATCAACAGTTTATGTTGACAACAGACAGTGATATACTTAGCCCACTTACAGCAAAGATCAACGCACTTGCTACATATAATTTCAATGAAAAAACAAGCCCTGTATCTCTTGGAACATCTCTTTGTTTTCTAGATAATGCTGGTAAGTTTACCAGAATGTTTGAGATGACAAGTGTTCTTAGGGAAGGTGAGCCTGTAATTCTAGAGCAAAGTAAAGTTATATCTAAACTATTTCCTAAAAATATTAATTTAATTGCAAATAGCAGAGAGAACTCCTTTATAGCTTTTGCTGAAAAAAATGGCACAACAGTATATGGCTATAGATATTACACTTCAGGTGAAAAAAGATTATTACAGTCTTGGATTACGTGGGAACTATCAGGAAATATTCAGTATCTATGCATGTTAGATGATGCAATATATGCAGTAGTTCGTAATGGTACTACAGATGTAATGCAAAGATTTAATTTAAAATTAAGTGGGGATGCAACAGAAACACTAACAGTAAATGATGAAACTTATAAAGTTCACTTAGATAATATCTCTTCAGTTACAACAGCTGCTAATTCTTACAACGCTGCAACTAATAAAACAGTATTTTCTAAACCAGCTGGTTATGAAAGTTCTAAACAATTAACAGCTTATGATAGAAATACGTCAGGAAATGAGGTTGGATTTTATACGCAAATTACAGTTAATGGTTCAAACCTAGAGATTACTGGGGACTGGTCAAGTCAAACTTTTTTAATAGGTTATCTCTATGACATGGAAATTGAATTTCCTAAGTTCTATTACACCCAACAATCAGGAGATAGATATGTAACTGATGTACAGAGTAACTTAGTTATACATAGAGTTAAGTTTAATTTTGGTCCATTAGGTTTATATGAAACAACCTTAAAACGTGATGGTAAGCCAGATTATAGTGAGACATTTGAATCAATATTTGCTGATAGTTATTTAGAAGGAGGAGTTCCTATAGCAGAAGAACAAGAAGTTTCACTGCCTATATATGAGAGAAATACAAATTACACATTAACACTTAAATCAAGTCACCCAGCACCAGCCACATTGTATTCATTGGCATGGGAAGGAGACTATTCATCAAGATTTTATAAACGTGTCTAAATATATTCACCCAGTCACAACGGAAGCTGCACTTGATGTAGCTTCCAATCTTTTACCAGATGACCGTAGGGAAGTTGAAGAGGGTCATGGACATGATCCTGTTAAGGTAATACCACTATGTGCCGCGTATGGCGACAGTGTTTATTTTACAGTTCCTAACGGTGAATTAGCCGGAGTAGCCGGAGTACAGGAAGATGGCAGAATCTGGATGCTATGTACACCCGCTATTCATAAGTACCCACTAACTTTTGCTAGAGAAGCTAAAAGATATGTGGAAAGTAGACAAGAGAAGTTGCTTTGGAACATCGTTGATAAACGAAACAAAGTTCATATAAAACTACTCAGATTCCTAGGGTTCAAATTTTTAAGGGAATTAAAACACGGACCTAATCAATTACCCTTTATGGAGTTTTGCCGTGTGTTTAGGAGCACAAGCTAAGGCAGCTAATGAAAATGCTCGCCGACAATATCAAGCAGCTAATAATAGGCGTGAATCTAATTGGATGCAATCACTTGCTGTTTATAATTCAAAAATAAATCAATATAATCAGAATATTGATAATTCAGCAGTATCTATACAAAATGCTTATTCAGAAGCACAACGTAAAAAGAATGATGCTAGAGCTAGAGCTGAATTACAGTATGAAAGTTTATATAAAGAGTTGCTAGAAACAAACAAAGCTAGTGATTTAATAGCAAGTGGTCAAACTGGTAGATCAATTTCACGTTTAAATACTATGGAACTTGCCAAGTATGGTAGAAGTATTAATGCTTTAGGTCGAGAAGTATTATACAGCGATAGAGAAGCAGACAGAGTTGCACAACAACAAGCTGGTCAATTAATTGGCTTTAGAGATCAGGCATTTACAGAAGTGGCATTTCAACCAATACCAGATGTTGAACCACCACAACCTGTTATGCAGAGTGTTGGTGCAGCAATGTTTATGGATGCTTTATCTATTGGTACATCAATTGCCACAGCTGGTGGCTCATTAGGTTGGAAACCTTTCGAATGATATGACAAACAGTTTTATACCAGCACCCGACTTTTCTTCAGTTTTAGGTCAATCTTTTCAAGGGTTAAATGAAAGTCTTTCCAGACAAGAAGAAATGGAAAGAGAGAACGATAAACGTAGAGAATTAAATGCATCTATGCCTTTAAAAATGTTTGAAGCTTTAGCTGATTTTTCAGCAACAGCTGCTAAAGCAGTAAAGGCACAGAGAGATGCAACAATAGCGAAAGTAGATTCAAAAGCAAACACATTTGAAGAGAATGCGGACATCGAAAAGAAGATTGAAATACTTGAAAGAGATGCTGCTGTTCAAAATAAAATTAAAGGTAAAGCTAAATTAAATAAAGATTTTGAGGTCGTAAAGTTTGTAAATGAATCATCATCTTTAAATTTCAAAAAGCAAGCAGAAATTTTAAAGTACGTCGGTCATGTTAAATTACCAGCTTTACTAAACGAAAAATATCGACCACTTATTAATGCAGCTAAAGATGAAGATGAAGTTGCTTCTTTATTTGGTGAATTAACTACAGAGCTTAAAGCACCTTACCTAGAGAAATTTAACAAGAGATTACTTTCATATTATTTAGATAAGAATATTAATTCTTATAGAGATACAGCCTTAGCTGCAAAAACACAACAGGTAGGAGAGAAACTGGATGCTGAAGATGTTAATCTTCTTAACCAGAGTGCTTTTAATTCTTTAACAGATAATACCTATAAAGATAGGAAAAAATGGATAGAAACCAACCATGGTCTTTTTCCAAATGGTAAAGGTGGAGCATATGATTTTTATATTGAATTTGGAACTGCACTTGCAGAAGCTAATAGATTACCTACGGATAATGTTCGATCAATATGGGAAGATACAGTTACTCCGAAAGGAGAAAAACCTATTAAATATAAGGATAAATTTCCACTTAAGTATGCCGAAAGTATGCTTAAACTTGAAGAAATTGATAGAGATAAAATTGATAGAGATGAAGAAGAGATAAGAGCTGGTCGATTAAAAATGGAACAAGATTTTCGTAAAGTAGCTGCTGAAGCAGAAGACAGAAAGGAACCACTTACTGATGAATACATAGAAGGTTTAAAAACAGCTTGGGTTGAACAGGGTTTTGGTACACGAGAAGATGCATCATTTTTAGATGATTATTCAACACAACAAGAAAGAGATTATGATAAGGATAAAAAGTATATTCAAGCTTTAGTAGCTGCCAGGAAAAGTTATGGAGGTCATTTATATGACTCAGACTTTGATGGTATGGGTAATAGAATTAAATCTGAATATGCTAGTCAAGTTCAGTTAAGTCGTAGCACATTAACACCTCCATCAGGAATCTTAGACGCTGGAAATGGCGAAGTTGAAGGTGCTGTTAACGATAGACATAAAGGTGCGTTTGGAACAATTAATAGAGGACGTACTTATAAACGAGAAATGAGAATTGGTAAAGAAAAATTCCTAGAATATTATGCTGAAGCTATAGGTAAAGGTAATGTTAGTGCTTCTGGAGCTAGAGATATTGCCATAGGTAAAGTAGTTGCTGATCTCGATAAGAATTTATATACACAACCACCTGTAGTTGAACTTGATATACAAAAACAAATAGATTTAAAAGATGCTCGTCAAAGTATTCTTGATGATCCAAATATAATAAATACTGGTGTCCCAGATGGTTTACAAAACTATATTCCTGATCTAGTTAGAATACAAAAAGCTGGAAGAGGAGAGATACCTGAAATATTTGGATTAGTAGCTGCTAACACACCTTATTCTAAATGGCAGTTTGCAAATAAAATTTTAGAAAATGCTACTGGTTCAGGATTTATTATTCCAGCAGCTGAATTAGATGTTGAAAATCTACCAACATATCAACAAGAATTATTAAATAAATATTCATCATCTTCTAGAACTAGCAGAGTTATTGCAGATCAACCTGAAGTAACCAATATGTTCTTAGATCCTAAGACAGCTATTTACGATGAAGATTTTTATGCCTTTGAAACAATGGATGGAACATTATCAAACTTTGGTTCATTCACTATAGGCGACATATTCAATTCAGATAATGTGCAAAAAGTAGGAGCACATCTAATACCAATTGAAGATTTATATGCTGTATTTGAAATGACTGGGTTATCTATGGATGACCAATTTGGTCCTGAAGAACAGCAGAAATTTGTAAAAACTATTGCTAATGCTAAGGCAAACAGCAACAACATCCTAAACGGATTAAATACTGAATGGACTGGATTATCCGTTGTACCTGATGAGTTATTTGAAGGTATCCCTGAGATATATAAAGATAAATTTGATATGTCTACAATCCTTCCTGACGTTCTGAATGACTTTCCTTTACTACGGTAACTATGACAACACGGGATTTAGATCCTTCAGCCTTCGATTTAGAATATATACAACAACAAGTAGACATTACTAACGCAGAACTTGAGGAGCAAGAAAAGCTTGAGGAACAACAGCGCAAAGACGAGCTGGAAAACCAAAGACTTCAAGCTATGCAAGAAGCTGAAGATGCAGAAAAAGAGAGACTTAAAGGTATGTCTCTCGAAGAAAGAGGTCAAGAAAACCTTGATAAATTACAAGAACAACACGCAGAAACAGATAAAAAAAAATTTGGAATAAATGAAAATATAACTGAATTTAGAAATGCTATTAAGAGAGGATCTTTAACTGCACTTGATGGTGCTGTGACTGCACCTGAGAGATGGGCTGATGCAGCTCGTGGAGAAGATATTGGAGATCCTAATTATAAAACTGACTTTGATCCATTTAAAGATGTTGATTTACCTTTAGTCAAAACATGGTGGGGAAAGTTAGTTGAAGGTGTATCACATTATGGTACATATGGTTTAGCAACTGTAGCTACATTTAAGGCAAGTGGAGTTGCTGCTGGAGCTACAGCTGTGACTGCTACATCTGCTGGGCTTGCCGCTGCATTATCTAAGAACCATGATGACCATAACTTAAGTGGTGAGATAGTTAAAAAAGTTCCTGAATTAGGAGTTGTTTTTGGACCACTAGCAACTAAAGAAAAAGATCACCCACTAATTAAAAAGTTTAAAAATATTGTTGAAGAGCTAGGAATGGCTCGTATCTTTGATGTCATACTTGCGAAGCAATTCGGTAAGGATGGCGTTGAGGAGGCAATTAAAAGAGGTGATAATGTTGCAATCCAAACTGTAGAAAAAGGTAAGGATGAAGTTGCTGAGTTTATTCAAGAACAGGCAACTCCAAGACCATTTGGCATGAAACAACTTACAGGTGAAACTATTGATGTAGATGTCATCCCTGATAACCAAAAAGCTGTAAGAGATGCTGGAGGTAAAGTTGTTAAAAGTCCAGGTGGTCAAGTCGTACCACAAAAGAAATTCTTTAGAGGACATGCAAACAAACCTATTGCTGAACCTTGGCAAGGAAGTCCTAACTCAACAGGTAAACCATTTGATATTAAGAAACAGTTAGATCAAATAGATAATGAACCTAGTGCAACTACTGGTTCTACTGACTCTGTAATGACACCATTACAAGCAGAGAGAATGGCAAAACAAAGTGGTTTAGAAGAATCATTCTTAGAACAACAAGTAAAAGAACTGATTGGTGACTATAGATATCAACAAGGTTTAAAAGCTGCAAAGGCTGCCAACCAAACAATGCAAGAATACTTTGCTGACTCTTTTAGAAGAATGCAACAAGTTATGGGTAGAAGTTTAGATGCACAAACTGTAGATGAATTTTGGAAACCAATACTTGATGACATTCCTATGCAAACTGGTGGTAAAGCCAGTGAGAATGTTAAGGCATGGGCTATGAAAAATGTTGTAGCTGCTGACTTAGTTAATGCTTCTCTCTTTAAACAACTACGAGATCTATCTATTGGAACAAGAGAAATCTTTAAAATAGCTGACATTATGGACACAGATGGTCCAATGAAAACTATTGCAGATAGATTAATTGTTGGTCTTACTAATGTGAAACGCTCTCGATATATATGGAGCAGAATGGGAAGACAGTTACAAGCTAAAGATCTTGGAGATTTAGCTAAAGATGTAGCTGAGAAAACTACTGAGTTTCATAAAGCATCTAAAAACAATGTAGAGATGATTATGCAGATGGTTAAGAAATCTGATGATGATGAGGTTTTACAGGGTTTATTAGAAGCAATGTCTATGGGTGACAAGATTGATAACTGGACAGACTTAGATGCTTTTATGAGAACCAAAATTCATGGTTTAGGTAATAAAGGTATTTTCTTAAAAGAACTTAATGGTGTCATTGTTAATAGTGTTTTGAGTAGTGTTAAAACTGTACAAAGAGCTATTAGTGGTACTGCTAACGTAGCTTTCTTACAACCAGCGCAAAGAGCATTAGGTGCTTTAGTAACTGACACAACTACTCGTAAAGCAAACCTTGCTGCATTACATGCACACTTTGAAGTACTTCCAGAAGCTTTTACCGTATTTAAAAAAAGATTTAATTCTTACTGGTCAGGAGATGTAGCGAGTATGAAAACTCGTTTCTCTGAATACAACAAAGGTGACGAAGCATGGGAAGCAATGAGGCGTTGGGTTGAAAGTGATAGAGCTACAAAAGGAGATAAAGTTGCTTTTGCCATGTCTGACATTGCAAGACGTATGAATGACACTAGCTGGTTAACTGGTTCAGTTAAAGCTATGGCTGCTGTTGATGATACGTTTCAATTTATTATGGCTAGAGCCAGAGCTAAAGAAAAGTCAATGCGTAAAGCATTAGATGCACAAGCTCTGGGAGAGATATCAGAAATAACACCTGATGTTTTAAAAACTTATCAAGACGATTTTTATAAAAGAATATTAGACGCTGATGGCAATATAGATATTTCTAAAGATGCTTTCTTAGAAGGTATGTATAAGGAAGCTACTTTGACAACTGAGTTAACAGGCTTTAGTAAAAGTTTAGATCAAATGTTTAATGAATATCCTCTTATTAAACCTTTCTTTCTATTTGCTAGAACTGGTATAAACGGTCTAAATCTTACTTATAAAAACACACCTCTATTTGGTGCATTACATAGAAAATCTCTTGATGTAATGAGAGCCACTGCTGATGATTTAACTCTTGTACGAAAGTATGGAGTTACAACAGCTGCTGATTTAGCAAATGAAAAAGCTCTGTTTTTAGGAAGACAGGCAATGGGTACTGGAGTTACCTTAATGGGTGTCAGTGCTTATTTGTCTGGGAATATTACTGGTAATGGTCCACAAGATAGAAAATTAAGACAGGCATGGATTGATTCAGGTACATGGCAACCAAGAAGTATTAAAATTCCAGGAATAGGTTGGGTTGGATATGACGCACTGGAACCTTATGGAGTCATTCTTGCAACAATTGCAGATATTGGTGATAACGCTAAATTAATGGGTCCAGAATGGGCAGAAAACTATTACGGAAAAATGGCACTTGCTTTAGCTGGTAGTGCCACATCTAAAAGTTATTTGCAAGGACTTACAGATTTAGTTGATTTAGTAAGTTTACAAGAAGGAAAACTGAATAGAATTGCTGGAAATTTAGCAAATTCTATTGTTCCTTTATCTGCTGCAAGAAATGATTTTGGTAAGATTATTACTCCATACATGCGTGAATTAAATACAGGTATAGGAGATGCAATAAGAAATAGAAATAAAGCTTCTGAAAAACTAACTAATAATCCATTACCTATTAAATATGATTTTCTTAATGGACAACCATTACAAGATTGGAATCCATTACATCGAATTATCAATGCTACAGCTATTATTCCTGTATATGGAGATAGAGATACTCCTGGTAGAAAATTATTAAGACAAAGTAATTACGATATTAGACAATCAACTTATTCAGCTCCTAATAATGTAAATCTAAAAAGAGATAATGATGTACGTTCAATGTGGCTAAAAGCCATGGGAGAAACAGAAGTATACATAGGTGCTCGTAAATTTAAGAATCCTGAATCTGCACTTGATTATTTAGCAGCCAGACCAGACGTTAAAAAATCTATTGAAAAAATGAATGAAACTCTAGACCAAGGTCAACGAGGTGTAGATCCAATGACGTTTGTACATAACGATTTAATTAAAACTGTTATGGATCAAGCTAAAAACGGTGGTTGGGCAAAGATTATGAATGAACCAGCTGTCCAAAAAGTTATACAAGAGCAAAATGCTAAAGATCAAATTGAACGAGATATAGAAACAGAGCAGAGAGGAAAGATAGGTGAAATTGAAAAAGTAATTATTCCAGCAAGATAAACAATGGCAACAGAAGTAACTTATAACGGGGATGGATCAGACGTAACTTTTAATATCACATTCCCTTTTTTAGAATCATCAGATGTAAAAGTACAGGTCAATGGAACTACAGTAAACACTCCAGCTGATTATTCCATTTCTGGAAATGTTGTTACTTTTGAAACAGCTCCTTCCTCCGGTACAAATAATGTAAGACTGTATAGAAACACAGCTAAAGATAGCCCAGCTATTACTTACTCAGCTGGTTCAGCACTTAAAGCTGATGATCTAAATAAAAATCATTTGCAATCATTATATTGTTTGCAAGAAATAGGAACTGTAACCTCAAATGACGAAGGTTTAGGTTTAACAGCGGGTAGTAAAGGAGATATTCATGTAAGTTCTGGTACTGATTGGTATATCAGAACTGATGCTGTAGATAGCAATATGCTAAATACAAACAGTGTAACTAGCGATGCTATAGCTGCAAATGCAGTAGGAGCTAGTGAATTGGCAGACGATGCAGTTGATACTAATGCTATAGCTAACAACGCAGTGACAACAGCCAAGATAGGTAACAGTCAAATAACACAGGCAAAAATAGCTAGTACTGTTATTTTCACTCCAGTAGCAACTGTTATATGGTACGCCGGATCTACTGCTCCAACTGGATATTTAAAATCTAACGGGGATACAATACCAAATGGTACTGGTACTGTACAAGGTGTGACTGCTGATTTCTCAGCATTATATGCAATTATTGGTGCGACATTACCTGATTTAAGAGGAGAATTTATTAGAGGTTTTGATGATGGTAAAGGTACTGATAGTGGTAGAAGTATTGCTAGTTCTCAATCAGGACAAAACGCATCTCACGATCACTCTATAAGTGTTTCTGGTACAACCAATACTAAATCATTAACTGGTAGTGTTTCAAGAATTTCTGAAACATTTGCTGGTTCCGGACAAGCAACAGGAGTTTTTAGTAAAGGTGGTAATACCACTGCATCTTTAACTCCAGGTGGTCCTGATTCAAGTGCTACAGGATCTTTTAATTTTGATGCTTCTCACGATCATACCTTTTCTGTTTCTGGTACTTCTGGAAGTCAAGGTGGAGAAGCAAGACCTCGTAATATAGCCCTTTTAGCTTGCATAAAATATTAATAAGATGATAAATGGCTACAACAACAAAGGAATACACAGGAGATGGTTCTAAAGGGATAGCTGGTCAAGCAGCATTAACTTTTAACTTTCCCTATTTAAAAACTGAAGACATAAGAGTATCGCTCAATGGAGCGACACTAGCGACAACTAAATATACACTTCCCACAGCAACCTCCATCCAATTTAATGCTCTCGGAAGTTCACCATCTGCATTTGAAACACAAACACAAGAAACTAACGGTGCGCCTAAGACTGGCGTAACAATATTAATTTACAGACGAACTGGCACAGATTTAGCACAAGCGGTCTTTGGTGCTGGCTCATCAATTAGAGCTAAAGATCTAAATAATAATCAAGACCAGTCTTTGTTTTTTGCACAAGAAGCATCAGATACAACTAATCCACTTATATCTTTATTGCAAACATTTCAAGTTAACGACAGTGCAAAAGTTGACCAATCAATCGTTTACTACAACGCTGCGACATCATCGTTTCAAGCAGATGCAACAACAACTAAATCAACAATTGTGGACGGAGGTTCCTTTTAAATGGCACAACTAAGAATAAAAAGATCTACTGGTTCTAGTGCACCTAGTAGTAGTGGATTAGCAAACGCAGAATTAGCGTTTTCGGAAGGAGATGAAACTCTTTATTATGGTAAAGGTACAAGCGGTAGTAACGCTGCATCAGTTATTAAAATTGGTGGTAAGGGAGCTTATGTTGACTTAACAAATGCTCAGACTGTAGCTGGTAATAAAACATTTAGTAATGATGTTACTGTCACAGGGAACTTGACAGTTAATGGTACAACTACAACTGTTAACACTACAAACACCACTGTAAGTGATCCCCTAATGGGATTAAATAATGGTGCAAGTTCTAACGCTAATGACTGCGGATTACTTATTGAGAGAGGAAGTACAGGAGATAATGCTTTTATAGGTTGGGATGAAAGTACTGATAAATTTATAGTAGGTACTACAACTAATACAGCTAGTGATACTGGTAATTTAACTATTAGTACAGGTACATTAGTAGCTGCTTTAGAAGGTAATGCAACTACTGCTACTACATTACAAAATGCTAGAACAATTGCTGGAGTATCTTTTAACGGTTCAGCAAACATATCTCTCAACAACAACGCAATAACAAACGGTGCTGGATATATTAATGGATCTTCTTTAAATGCAAGTAACTTAGATTCTGGAACAGTATCAGATTCAAGATTACCAGCATCAATAAGTTCTGACATAACTGGTAATGCGGCTACAGCTACTACAGCTACTACAGCTACAAACGTTACAGCATCAGCAAATAATAGTACTGATGAAACTGTTTATTTAACTTTTGTTGACGGTGCTACAGGTGGACAAGGTATCGAAACAGATACAGGTCTTTCATATAATCCAAGTTCAGGATTATTAACAGTTGGAAGTATAGATGGTGGTACATATTAATGGCTACAATCAAGCACAAAAGAGGTTCTGGTGATCCTAGTACTTCAGATGTTGCTGTTGGTGAATTAGCTATTAATACCACTGACGGTGGTGTCTTTACAAAAACAGACGGAGGTTCCGTCGTTGAGGTTGGAGCATCTAGTGGTGGTGGTGTAACAGTACAGGAAGAGGGAAGCTCTTTATCCACTACAGCTACTACTCTTAATTTTGTAGGATCTAATGTAACTGCTTCTGGTACAGGAGCAACGAAGACAATAACTGTATCTGGTTCATCAGGTGTAAGTTCTGACTCTGATTTAAATACTGTAGGCGGTTCGAACGCTGGAGATGCATTTACCAGTGGTTATAGAAATACTTGTTTTGGTTATGACGCAGGTACAGATATAACTTCAGGACTTAGAAATGATTGTTTTGGTTATCAAGCTGGTGCAAACATTACTGGAGGCGTGGATAATACTGCAATAGGATATAAAGCTCTATATACAACTACAGGAGGAG